AAGCCCTATGACCAATATCAAGCGTCAACCCAAGCCCGCTACCGGCGCCAACCCAAGAGGATAATTGAAATGACATTTTTTTACGACTTAAACAAAAAGCTGGATTCCATTCGTGAGAAACCAGAAACCACACACGGTCAACTCAACGAACGTGACATGAGTAGAGCTGCCAAGGGTTACGAAAAGTACGGCAAGCAAGGCATGGAAGCCCTGGCCAAGGCCGGACGTGAAGGCAAGGCCCTGGATCCTGTTCGTGCCAAGTATGACAAGTATGACAACAAAGAAGTAGACGAAGGCGCTGCTCTAGGAATGGACAGTGAAAAAACTGCCAAAGAAAGCATGGGCGACATGATAAAGAAAGCAGGCGGCATGGCCAAGAAAGTTGGCGGCGCCATACTAGACAAAGTTGGACACGGCAGCGATGCTGACATGATTCGTGACTTGCAACGCAAGATGGGTGTGCCACAAACAGGCATGAAGCCTGGTGCTGAACCTAATCCAAAACAAGTTAAAGAAGTAACTGCCCCAATTGATTTTGACAAAGTGTTAAACGCCATTGCCGCATTGTATGGTGATGACATGTGGGAAAATGATGCTATGCAGGATCTAGCTAACGATCTTGCACAGGCTGGACCAACTGATCGCGAATTAGATTTTATCATTGCCAAAGGTCGGTTACCAAAGCGTTTGGCCAACACACAATTCTCAGCAGGCGACAATGTACAATTTGGCGAAGGAAGTTCTCCAATGACTGCCAAGCAAAAATCATTTGCCGCACTCGCTGAACCCAAAGACAAAATCACTTTTGCTGACAAGATTGCCGGCGCCAAAAAAGAAGTTGACGAAATGCTAGGTGACGTTGCTGCCGAAGCAATAAAATCAGCATTGAGTCCCAAGCAAAAGAAAATTGACATGAACAAAAATGGCAAACTTGATGCTAATGACTTTGCTATGCTCCGTAAAGGCGGCAACAAACAAGAAACTACCGAAGAAGATGATAACAATCCGTTTACATCATGGAAAAAGCCACGTGCAGAAAAACCTCGTGTTGGATCCATTGAACGTGGCCACAAGCATGATATTGAACACACTGCCACAGGCCGTAAAGTAACTCGCAGAGTAGATGACCAAGGTAATTCAGTAGGTGCAGATGATGCTGCTGATACTGAACCACAAAAGCGTGGTCGTGGTAGACCAGCAGGCACAGGCAGCAAAATGGGTGCCAAAGGACCATCAGGTCGGTCTAAACTAATGACCAAAGAAAACGACCTTGATCCAGCGGAAAAAGGCGAATACGACCAAGAAGGCGACATGGCCAAAGACAGCATCAAGACTGTGGTGCGGCATGCTCAGGCCTTGGAAAAGATTCTAGGCGACAACGACAACTTGCCAGAATGGGTACAATCCAAGTTGGCCAAGATTGAAAGCATGATGACTGCTGTGGACGACTACATGCAGAATCAAGAAGGTGACGACGAAGAAATGGCCATGGGCGAAGAGTCAACCAACAAACGTGACAACCGTGCTGAAAAGGCCGGCCGCAAAGTTACCAAAGACATTGAGTACGACGAGAAGAAGAAAGATGATATCCACGGCAAGAAGCGTGGCTCTGAAGATGCCAAGGCGGAAAAGGCCGGCAAGAAAGTTGCCAAAGATATCGAGTACGACGAAAAGAAAGACAGCAAAGAGGACAAGCCTAAAAAAGTCAAAGAGCAAGGCGGCACAGACACCCCAACAGCATCAAGCGGCTTTAGCTATGGAAAAGGCATTTACGATTCAATGAATCGCGAACTGGAAAAGATGATTGCTGAATCAATGAGCGTGAACATGAGCGACTCAACTGAGGGCGGCAAGAGCTTGACTATCACTGCTACAGATGATGATGCACTCAAACTAGCAGGACTGCTTAAAAATGCAGGACTAGGTGGTGGTGAGGGCATGGGACAAGAAATGGACCAAGGCGAAGAATCATGCGCAGACTGCGGTATGAGTAGCTGCGGTTGCGGTGATGTACATGAAACTCTGGACGAAAACAATCCAGATTGGCCAACTGACCAGGAAACCAGTGACGATGCACTACAATATTCAGGTGGGTTGAACGGTCCTAAGTCAACTGGGCAATCAACTGTACCAGTATTGGCCAGCCAAGAAGACCGTCAACACACATATGAAGATGACCAAGAACTTCGTAGAATGATGGAAATGTCTGGCATTCAACAAGATAATCTCAAGCCATGGGAACGCACCATGAAAGAAGATGCAGAAGAAGAAACTGAAGAAGAAGCCGAGGAAAAAGAACTTGAAGAAAGTTTTGAACAAACTTTAAACCGCATGCGTGGCATTGCAGGAATTAAAGAAGGCAAAAAGCCTGACTTCTTAGACATAGACAAAGATGGCGACAAAGAAGAGCCAATGAAAAAAGCTGCAAAAGACAAAGAGAAAAAAGTTGAAGAAAGTATTTTTGCTTTGACCAACCAATGGACAGCCTACAAGGGGTAAAAAAATGATGAGACCATACAGCGAACTTGCAGCCGAATTGGCACAACGCAAAGCCAATGAATATGTACCTCCAGTTATTCCTTCAGTGAGACAACAACCTGTGGAAATTCCTGGAGTGATGTATCAAAGTCGTGAACTATTTCAACCCGTGGTCAGTCAACCCAACAAGGACAACAAATGAGTCAAGCAAACGTTTATACTTCGGTGGCCAATGCCACCTGGTACACAGACAAATGTGAAATTGTAACAGGCAACACCGCAGTGACTTATAATGTTTATGCAACTGCATTGGGCACAGCTTCACCAGTGGGTAATATCTGGAGTGCAGCACCATCAATACCAGCAAACAACTCGGCACAAATTTATGTTGGTGCTGGAAATAAATTAACAGTCACTGGATCTAACTTTACTGCCGCAGAACTTGGCACAGCATCGTCTGCACAAGAAGGTGTGATTGGCTATGGTAGTGCCTGATGAGAGCACTTGAGTTCATTGCTGAAAATGGCGCTGGAAAGATTAGCAAACGCAATCAAAATGCCACTGTAGGTCTACATAAATTTCGAGACAAAAATCTTGCGGATCGTGTGTATGAACTTAATAGAATTATGATGGCAACCGCAGCTACTGATGGAACTTTTGTTCCCACAATAGACAATGAAAGTTGGGCTGGACGATATGACATTGCTGCGCCTTACACAAAAGAAGAACACAACATGCTGTTAATGGCATACCGAGCCGCTGGATCCAATTTTAAAGATCTAAACAAAGGCGATTTACACAGCCAAGAACATCCAGGAGTAAATGCCACCAGCCCAGTAACAGCATTCAAAGGCTATCCACGATGAGAGCAAGAGAATTTCTTCGTGAACAGGCTGCTATGTTGCCACCTGAGCAAGCAGATCCCATGCGTTACACATATGTAGTTCCGGGGCTGAGTGCTGCTGACCCTTATCGCAACTATAGATTTGGTGTGGCTCTTGCTCGAGCACGAAGTGATGCTGGAACAGATGGCATTGTTGATAGCATTCCAGCCTGGCATGACGAAACAGCATTTGGTGAACACGGCGTGGTAGCAGGTATGAGTCCAAACATTGCACAACTTATTGATCAAGCATTGACCATGACCAACACGCCCGGTGGCAAGAAATTGGTGTCAACTCCCGACAGTACAGAACCCAACTTTGTTGATAAAACAAGCCCCGTAAAAGCATTTGTTGGCTACCCACGCTAATTGTTTTTTTTGCTAAATAATTCAACTTAGAATTATTATGGCCAATCCACCCCCACCATACGACAACATCACAGGCATAAGCCGTGCTGTGATGAAAGACAATGCACAAGAAACCATTGGCAATTACAATGGTGTTGCTAGACCTAGTGAATTAGTAGTCAACCAACTCACACAAGATATCTATGTAGGCAACGTCAATGGAAATCTAAATTTGGTTGCATACGGATCTGGCGTTACCAGCACCACAACATTCAACCCGCAGTTTACTGACGGATCAGGCACATTTGCTGGCGGCACTGCCACAGCATCCTATGTGCGTATGGGTCCGCTGATGTTTATACATGTGTATGTGGATTTTGCAGGAGTTACCAACTTTGGCAGCACAGGATATCAGATTACACTGCCCACACCCGCACTAAACACATTTAGACTGGCCGGCGGCAGTCTGCATCAAACAGCCGGTGCTGGTTCTCCTGCCTTGTACCATATTGCTGGAATCACAGACGTCATTGACAGCACCACAGTCATGAAACTATACTATTCTGGTAGCACCACTGATCTAGTTTGGAAATTCAACACTCCGGCCACAGGCGCCTGGCAATCAGGCGCACACTTTGATCTTTCTGGCACATATCAAATAGCATGATAAAAAAACTCTTCCTACTCTTACTCATCGTACCCGTGCTGGCCATTGCACAACCCCGACAAAAACCCGGTGTGACCTATGACGCACAAATCACCAGAGTCATAGACGGTGACACAGTGGCTTTTCAAGCAGACTTCTTGCCTGCTCCACTCAAAAAAGAACTTTCAATCAGAGTGTTTGGTGTGGACACCCCTGAAAAAGGACATCGTGCTCAGTGTGCTAGTGAAGCACAGCGCGGCGAAGCAGCTTCAGCATTCACTAAAGCAGCCGTTGCTCAGGCTTCACAACGTCAGGTTGTACTCATGGACTGGGACAAGTATGGTGGCCGTGTGCTAGGAGATGTCTTGTTAAACGGACAGAGCCTGCGTCAAATGCTTATTGCACAAGGTTTTGCCCGTGAATACTACGGCGAAGCCAAAACATCTTGGTGTAACTAACCGCCAAACAACAAAATGCAGACAATCAGAATAATGACAATACAAAATATCTTAAAGATAGTGTTTGCAGGATTGTGTTGCGCAGGTATTAGTTTGGCTTATGCAAACGACTACCATAACACCCAAGACGAATGGTGCAATCCTAGATTTTGCTGTCCTCCAGAAACCCCGACAACAAAAGCACAGCTCATCCAAATACACCTGTAAATACAGGATGAGCAATTTCTATTGTGCCGCTCCGTGGCGTGGCCTACATATCAATCCCCGTGGCGATGTTAAAACCTGCTGTGCTGGCAACCCCAACATGCTGGGCAACCTCAATACCCAAACAATTGAACAAATATTAAATTCCAATCTCATGTCAGAGATACGCACCAGTTTGGCCCAAGGCAAGCCGCATGAATACTGTTCTAACTGTGTGCGAGCCGAACGCTTTGGTGCTGATTCAGAACGTCAATGGCACAACAATGTAAATCCCAACTTTGATTATGCCACAGCCGGAGACCAGTATCACTATCCTGTGATTGTGGATGTGCGTTGGAACACCACATGCAATTTGAGTTGTAACTATTGCGGTGAGTCATGCAGTTCAAAATGGGCCAGCATTAAGGGTATTCCATTCAAGAGTGGTGCAAGACCTTACTATGATTCAGTATGCGATTTTATTGAACAACACTATGAACACATACACGAAGTAGCACTTGTGGGTGGCGAACCGTTGTTGCTGCCAGAAAACAATCGATTGTTAGATGTCATACCCAAGGATGCCATAGTCACGCTGATCACAAACTTGAATGTGGACTTGGATTCAAACAAGATATTTCAAAAGTTATCAACACGCAATCGAGTAGGTTGGTCAATGAGCTTTGACAATATAGGTGAGCGAGTGGAGTATGTGCGACACGGTGCCAGCTGGGCGTTAATCAAAGAAAACTTGAGTAAGATCAAACACCTAATGACTACACACGGTCAATGGGGTGGTATACATGCGGTATACAACATATACAATGCCACACGCATTTGTGAGTTAAGACAGTTTGCTGAAGATACAGGAACCACAGTGCTGTGGCAAAACTTGTTTCAGCCTGAATACCTTGATCCGTTCTTGCATGGTGCAGGTGTGGCACGGGAAGCTATAGCAGAGATTGAACGCTTCTATGCTATGAACATTGCTACCCCTGCTGAACGACAGTTCTTTGACAATGCATTGGCCACCTATCGTGACAGATTGAGTGAGAACAAAGTCAGCAAAATTGACACAGCATTTTTCAAACACATACACGATAACGAAACTCGATATCATCCAGACAAAGCTGGAGAGTTTGAACGCTTATGGCCGGAGTTGGCATTCCTATGCAAGTAACACCTGTTGATCAAGACAACAATCTGTTTGCAATCACGGATGTGTTTCCACAACCGTTGGTGGATCAAATAATTTCTACTGATTGGATGACACTACCATGGCAACGCCAAGAAGGACAAGAACTATGGTCGCGCAGACGCATAGATAATGCAGCACTGTCTTGGGAGCATGAATGGAACCAAATTTGTCAACAGCTTTGGCCCATTATAGGACACGCTATCGGACACAAAGTTCAGAACTATCAAGGCACTGCATGGTGGGTTGATGAACCAGGATTTACTTGCTCCATGCACACTGACGGCGAAATGCCCGGCGCCATGCAAATGACTTGGATTGGCGCTGTCAATTTAGGTACTGCATTTTATCATTACAAACAGCCAGATGCACTGCGACATCAGTTTGAAGTGCTGCCTAATACAGGATATGTTATGATTAATTGTCCAACTGATGGATATAGAAAATTGCAATGGCATGCAATGTTGAATCCAGTTCCTGCTGACCAATTCCGAGTAAGCAGCTATAGTTGGATAACTACAATATGATTTCTCCAAAAAGTAATTTAGAAACAGTGCTGGTCAAAGCACCGCACAGGGTTGAAACATATACTGAGCAAGAACTAACAGAGTTTGCAATGTGTGCTGATCCTGTGACTGGACCGCTGTATTTCATGGATAACTTTTTCTTTATTCAGCACCCCACACGCGGCAAGATGTTGTATCATCCTTTTGACTATCAAAAACGACTGATCCATACCTATCACAATTACAGATATTCGATATCCTTGATGCCTCGACAAACAGGCAAGTCAACATCTGCTGCTGGCTACCTGTTGTGGTATGCTATGTTTGTGCCAGACTCCACAATTCTTATTGCCGCACACAAATACACAGGCGCACAAGAAATCATGCAACGTATAAGATATGCTTATGAACTGTGCCCTAACCACATTCGAGCAGGTGCTACTAGCTATAACAAAGGATCAGTAGAGTTTGAAAACGGCTCACGCATTGTGAGTCAGACCACAACAGAAACAACAGGTCGGGGTATGTCAATATCCTTGCTGTACGCTGACGAATTTGCGTTTGTGCGACCCACAATTGCCAAAGAGTTTTGGACTTCAATTTCGCCCACACTGGCCACTGGTGGTAAAGCAATTATCACAAGTACTCCCAACTCAGACGAGGATCAATTTGCGTTCTTGTGGAAAGGTGCTAACAAGACAGAAGATGAGCACGGCAACACCACAGAACTTGGCATCAACGGATTCCGAGCATTTAGATCATACTGGCGCGAGCATCCTGACCGCGGGGACGAGTGGGGTGCAGAACAGTTGGCTCAGCTGGGCGAAGAACGTTTTCGCAGAGAGATGGATTGTGAATTTGTTATCAATGACGAAACACTAATAGCACCTATCAAACTGATGGATTTAGAAGGTGCAGAACCCATTCACAGAACTGGACAAGTACGCTGGTACAAGACTCCCACTAAAGATGGCATGTATGTTGTGGCATTAGATCCCAGCTTGGGCACAGGTGGCGATCCTGCTGCCATACAAGTTTTTGACGCTAGAACTACAGATCAAATTGCTGAATGGCGCCACAACAAAACTGACATTCCCACACAGATACGAATTCTTGCAGATATCATTAAAGAACTGCATGCGGTAGTTCAAGATGAAAAAAGCATTTATTTCTCAGTGGAAAACAACACCATTGGTGAAGCTGCCTTGATCAGCATAGCAGAATATGGCGAAGACAACATTCCAGGATACTTTCTCAGCGATAATTCAGTTACAGGCTCCACAGGGCGCAGATTCCGCAAGGGCTTTAACACCACAAACAAAAGCAAAATCACAGCCTGTAACAAGTTCAAAATCTTGGTAGAGTCTGGTCGTATGAAAATTAACTCAAGACCCTTGGTATCAGAACTCAAAACGTTTGTGGCCATGGGCACTAGCTATGCCGCAAAACCCGGCGAAACTGACGATTTGGTCATGGCCAGTTTGCTGGCGGTGCGCATGCTGTTGTTGTTGCAAACCTACCACTCAGACTTGGACACACACCTAAAAGACCACGGAGATATGATTGTTGAGCCGTTTCCATTCATATCAATGATGCGCTAAATAACAAACTATGGCTATAGAAAACATTTCTCAAGACGTTGCTGACTTGCTGGCAACCAAAGACTACGACGTCAAATACACAGACGGACAAGGGCAAGACTCTTCACCAGACGAAGCCAAAACGTTTGCGTTTGACTGGGTTGCAGGATCCGGAAAAAACTACGGCACAGTAGTAATTGTACTAGGTGACGAAAACGACCTACAGTTGTTCTTTGGAGACAACCTAGGCAAGACCATGGAAAATCCTCAGGACAAACTGGACTGGTTTGGCTCTGAACGTGAAACAGGCTTTTTACCCGAACTCAAGAACTTTGCCACACAGCACAGATACACATTCAGTCCCAAAGACATCAATCAACTCAAACATACCATGCAAGGTATGGCAGCTATCAAAGAAGGCCTATTCGAAGGCTACTATGGCACACGCAAAATCAGCTATGTGGGTGAGCAAACAGAAGCCAGACTGGTGATTAAACACAACCGAATGATTGGCGAAGATGACAAACGCTATCGCTATGTGGAAAGTTTGTTCATTGAAACAGCCGAAGGCGAACGATTCAAACTGCCATTTGTGAAACTGTCAGGTGGCCGAGCCATGCTGGAACACGTGAAACAAGGTGGCAGACCTTACGACATTCGCGGGCAACACATCAACGAAATTGTAAGCGAAATGGCTGTGTTGAGCAGATTCAATAGAGCCAGCCAACAACGAGTGTTTGAAGGCGTAACACAAGAACTGGTAGAAACTGCACAGCACTACTATAGTGAACTGCGCGGAAATCTACAGCACATGGCCACAGGCCGTGGATACACACAATATTTTGAATCTTGGACGCCAGCAGACATTGGAGATGAAACTGCCTTGGTAGAAGATCTTAAGACCATGTTTATTGAACAAACATTAGACGCCAGAATAGAGGCTGCATTGCCCACACTGGCCAAAATACAACAACGAGGAACCGCTATGAAAGAAGCACAAATTTTTGAAAACTGGATAAACAACATCATGGAAGGCACATGGGCCTTGCCAGATACACCAGAAGCACAAGCCAAACTAAACGAACTCATGAGCCAAGAACTCATTGTTGGTCCAGATGCTACCAATGCCACACAACAACTGTATGATGTCATCGGCGATGATCGATTGTTTGATATCCTGGGTGATTTGGCCGAACAAGATCCTCGTGCTAACATTTGGGATGACACAGATGTGCAAGCCAGACTGCAAGAACTTGGCATTCAAATGAACACCACACCTGATGCTGAACAACAACAGCCAGTGGCACCTGCTGCTGGCCGACAAGCACCAGGCACTACTCCTGAACAAGGCGTGGCAGAAGATCAGTTGGCTGAATTGAGTCCAGCAACATTGAGTAGTTATGGTAGAAAAGCAGCTGGCCAAGCAGGTTGGGCACACGGCGTAGCATCAGCAATTAAAGGACCAGAAGGCGACCAGTATGCCAAGTTCCAACAAAAACGAGCTGCCGGTGTAAAACAAGCAGTCGGCAAAGGAGCCAATGTTAACATGGGCAACGTAGAGCCGTATGATTGGGCAAAACAAGGCGGCTATGGTGACGCTAACAATCCAGCCATGAGAAAAAGAGGCGTGGCAGAAGATCAGTTGGATGAGCTGAGTCCCAGCACACTCAGCAACTATGTAAACCAAGCAGTTGATGACGTAGCCGACCGTAGCAATAGTACCGGATTTCGTAAAGGGGCTAGAGTTGCAAGTCAGGCATTTGCAGGTGGAAGCAAAGAACCTGGACGATTTGAAAAAGATCCTAAGATTGCCAATCGCAAAGTTGGTATCAGTCGCGCTATAGGCAGAATGGCAGAAAACACAGAACTCAATGACATGCTGAAATATGCTGGTGTACCTATATCTGAAAGTCGTATTCATGAAAATTCTGAGTACACCCATGAAATAGTTGCCAAGACGTTGGCACGCGAAAAACCAGGAATGGCAACACTTAAAACCAGCAAAGATTTTTATAATGCAGTATATCATGAATTGATTGCTATTGGGATGACACCAAGATCTGCTCGCAATTTGATTTCGTATGACGAGGATTTTATAGGCGATGTAGCAACATCATACAACCACTATCAATCCAATCCCGGACTAGACGAAGACAATGTTAGCATAATGCCCGAAGGCGCAGCCGTTGATGCATACATGGCAGGCAAGAGTCCAGCAATTGCGCATTTTGCAGACCAACTAGACAAAAACACAGAAATAAAAGAAGGTTCATGCAATGCAACCATGGAAGGTGAATACTGTCCAGAACACGGCCTAACCGAATGTGGCATGTACGAAATGGGCACAGTGGCTGGTTCAGTGGCTCCTGTCATGGGAGAACAGCAAGAGGCTTACTATGAAAGCAAAGCTGACAACGCACTTTTGGCAAGAATAAAATCACTGGCTTTGTTAAAATAACACAATAGGCAATCATGCATGAGGTAGCACTATTGCCCGGCAGCGATCCTAATATTTTTGAATATCCCAGCTGGTTACCCATAGTTCAGAATCAACAGTCGACCGAACTATGGGTTTACTTTTGGTGGGTTGATTCAAAAAAACTCAAGCAGTACATAAAAACTCACTTAGTAAAAAAATTAGTTTTCTACGATGTATTTCACGCTCACCCAGCAACACCCCCTGAATGTCTTGCGTTAGTTGAGCATTATCAAAAAATCATACCAACTGTATTATTAACAGCTTGTAAAACACCCATTCCTGGCATAAAAAATCTGTTGCATTATGATTTCTACTGGAATCGAACTAAATCTGCGTATCTTGACCGTCGGCCTACATGGAAACAATTGCCGCCCGAAAATTACAATCAATGGCCTATAGAATTGGCTAGACGGCCCGGTGCACTGCTTTCTTTGTACGGCAAAAACAATTGGCCAATTAAACAACATTTATACTATCAAGTAAAACATCTTTCTGGCTACCATAGCGGACAACTTGCATCAGCAAGTTTACCAAGTGAAACTGGAGTTACAGACCTTGAGAAATTGATGGCAGCACCACCTGCTAGAAAATATTTTGACAACACATACATATCAGCACAAGTTGAGTCATTGTGTAAAGGGCCCACTGTGCTGTATTCGGAAAAAACTTATGATCAGCTAATCCAGGGAAGATTTGTGATGAATTTTGGTCCAAGGTATTTTTATCGTACTCTTGTGAATGATGGATGGAAACTACCTATTGGAGTAGATTACAGTTGGGATGACGTAGAAGATCACGACGCTGATTCACATATAGTTGCCACGGAACCTAGATTTATGGCCTATATCAAAAGTTTGGTAGAGTTGGCATCAAACATAGAACAACTGCACGAGCTGTTTGTAGCCAATGTTGATGTGTTTGCTCATAATCAACAACAGCTTCGGCAAAAGCCTTATGATATTATTAGTTTAGAACAACTTGCTCATAAATACTCTTGACACCAAGGCAAATAGCGCATATACTACATGGTGTATGCGCTTTATTGTTTGTGCGTCACAGGCAACAAAGATCTAATTTTAGATAGGCAACACATAGGCAACTTTTTAAGGAGAAATAAACTATGGCATCTTTAGCAGAAATCCGAGCAAGACTACAGGCAGCTGACACAAAAGGCAACTCAAACCAAGGTGGAGGCGATCGAGCAATTTATCCACACTGGAACATGGAAGAAGGTCAATCGGCCACACTACGCTTCCTACCTGACGGTAACACAAAAAACACATTTTTCTGGGTCGAACGAGCAATGATCCGACTGCCATTCAATGGCGTCAAAGGAGAGATGGAATCAAAACAAGTATTTGTACAAGTACCCTGCGTGGAAATGTGGGGAGACGCCTGCCCGGTACTGGCAGAAGTTCGTACTTGGTTCAAGGACAAGAGCCTTGAAGACATGGGTCGTAAGTACTGGAAGAAACGTTCATACCTGTTCCAAGGTTTTGTGCGTGAGAATCCCATCTCCGAAGACAAAACTCCGGACAATCCCATCCGTAAGTTCATCATTGGACCTCAGCTGTTTACTCTAATCAAGGGTGCGTTGATGGATCCTGAGTTGGAAGAATTGCCAACTGACTTGATGCGTGGCTTGGACTTCCGTATCACCAAAACACAAAAGGGTGGTTTTGCTGACTACAACAGTTCCAAGTGGGCTAGAAAAGAATCAGCACTCACAGAAGCTGAACAGGCTGCAATTGAAACTCACGGCTTGTATGACTTGAGCACATTCCTGCCCAAGCGTCCCGGCGATGTTGAGTTGAAGGTCATCAAAGAGATGTTTGAAGCATCAGTAGATGGACAACCATACGACACTGAGCGTTGGGGTCAATACTTCCGCCCAGCTGGCGTGGCTGCACCTGGTGGTGCCGCAGCCGGTGATGCAGAAGACACACCAGCACCTGCTGCCAAGCCAGTACTCAAAGTTGCTACTCCAGCAGCGGCTGTTGCCGAAGATGCATTTGATGAAGAACCAGCACCTGCTGCCGCGCCAGTCACAGCAGCCAAACCTAGTGGTAATGCCCAAGACATCTTGGCCATGATCCGCGCTCGTCAAAACAAGCAATAAGCCAGGAATGAAACTGGTTTTTAATCAAACTGGTGACACATTGCTAATCGATCCATGTAAAAACAAAATTGTTCAAACATGGATCGATTCAGTAACCACGGATGCTAGTTTGTTCACTGCAACGATGTATTATGCAAAGATTCATCAAGTACTGGACAATCTACTATCTGCGTTGGATATCATTAACCAATTTTTAGACCGTGTTAAAATTGTAAAGTTTACAGTACAAAAGTCAATAGATCAGTCATACTTTAATTTGTTACATAAACAATGGGTTTCAAAAATTTCCGAACATCCTAATTTAGGAAATTTGTGCAGTCATAACGGCATTGATTATAATTTGATCAATGACCTGATTCATCAAGTTGAAATTTATTTTAAATATGTTCGACTAGAGTCCAAAACGTACAAAACTTTTGTGCCTAGCAGACACGATGTTGAAGAGATGCTGACACTAGACAAGTACCAAATAAGCATACACTATGATAATTTAGGACGTGATACTTATAATCAATGGTGTGTTGGCAGTGAGCCAGATAGTGAAACAAATAATTTTAATATTGTAACCACACGAGCGGTTGACATTTTGTTAGAAAAATTTTATACTGTTACACCACCACCTGAATATCAAACATGGTGTCAACAGCGTAAGTTGCCTGCACTGGGTAATAGTTTGCCAATTGGCAATTTTCACAACTACTATGATAATGTGTTAGATCTTAAAAATATCTGGTTAAGAAATTTAGAAGTTAAACAAACAGTAAGCATACTAAAGGAATAAACATGGGAAAACCATTTGACGTAAGCAAGTTCCGCAAGGAAATCACTAAGAGCATTGATGGTCTTAGTATTGGATTTAACGATCCTACAGACTGGATATCTACAGGCAACTATGCCTTGAACTACCTGATCTCAGGAGACTTTAACCGTGGCATTCCACTAGGCAAGGTCACTGTGTTTGCTGGCGACTCGGGTGCAGGTAAAAGTTATATCTGTTCAGGTAACATTGTGAAGAACGCACAAGAGCAAGGCATCTTTGTGGTGCTAATTGACAGTGAAAATGCTCTTGATGAAGATTGGCTCAAAGCACTCGGAGTTGACACAAGCGATAGTAAACTACTCAAGCTGAGTATGGCCATGATTGATGATGTGGCTAAAACTATCTCCACATTCATGAGTGACTACAAGGCCTTGCCTGATGGTGAGCGTCCCAAGGTCATGTTTGTGATTGACTCATTGGGTATGTTGCTAACGCCCACTGATGTGAACCAGTTTGATGCAGGCGAAATGAAGGGTGATCTAGGACGTAAACCCAAAGCTCTCACCGCCTTGGTGCGCAACTGTGTGAACATGTTTGGTTCATACAATGTGGGTTTGGTTTGTACCAATCACACATACGCAAGCCAGGATATGTTTGACCCAGACGACAAAATTAGTGGCGGTCAAGGTTTCATTTACGCCAGCTCAATTGTTGTGGCCATGAAGAAAATGAAACTGAAAGAGGATGAGGACGGCAACAAGATTACTGATGTCATGGGCATCCGTGCTGGTTGCAAAGTAATGAAAACACGCTATGCCAAACCATTCGAAGGCGTGCAAGTCAAGATTCCTTACACAACAGGTATGAGTCCTTACTCAGGATTAACTGATTTGATTGAGAAAAAAGGACTGCTCAAGAAAGAAGGCAACAGTCTAGTGTTTACCACAACCGAAGGTGAAATCATCAAGAAGTTCCGCAAAGGTTGGGAACGCAATGATGATAACTGTCTTGACACTGTGATGAAAGACTTTGGAAATATCAAGGAAGAGGTAAGTACCGGCGAGGAGGAAGCAGAATGAGTGAAACAGTTGCAGCAGAAATTTGGGGAGAGCTCAAGCGATTTGTAAACACAGTTGATCGCAACGAGGCAGCAGAAACTGTGGTACAAGTTTTAATGGACAATGATAGTGATGTTGAGGATATTCGGACCGCATTCAAAGGTGACACCGATATCAAACGAGCACTAACAGCATATCTTGACAACGACAAAGACTACACAGAAGACGACGAAGAAGAGGATCCTGAAGAAGAGGATTACAACGAAGACGACTGGGAAAATTAATGTGGTATAGTCGAGTAGTTGCCGATCTCGATGCTATTCCAGATTTTATAGCACACTACGAGCGTGAAATAACTGACGCCAAAAAAGACTGCCGCATTGCTGGAATTGTTGAAAAAAACATAACAGCACTTCCGGGCATTACTGAGTTTAGGTACAACCAGCTTCAAGAAATTGAAGCTGTGTTGAACTTTCTCAACATTCAACTACGTAAAATCCGTAGAAAACACTTTCAAAAGTATCTAGAAGGTTATGCTCGTGCGCTTACCAGTCGAGATGCTGAAAAGTATGTGGATGGCGAAGATGAAGTAATTGATTACGAAACCATAATCAACGAAGTGGCATATCTACGCAATCGATGGTTGGGTATCATGAAGGGGCTAGATACCAAACAGTGGCAAATGGGGCACGTTGTACGCCTAAGAACTGCAGGCATGGAAGACATCCAGGTGTAAATACCTGCATGAAAATCGTACTTGTTACAGGCGGGTTTGATCCGCTACACTCTGGGCATGTTGCTTATTTTAAAGCTGCCCGTACCCTAGGCGACATGCTGATTGTGGGACTCAATTCAGACGAATGGCTCACACGTAAAAAAGGTCGGCCATTCATGCCATGGACGGAAAGATTGTGTGTGATAAACAATCTTGCCATGGTAGACGAAGTGTATACATTTGACGATGCAGATGGCTCGGCCAAAGAGTTCATACGTCAAGTTAGAGCACACTATCCCGACGCAACGTTGGTATTTGCCAATGGCGGTGATCGCACTGACAAAAACATTCCCGAGATGGATGTGGTAGATTCTAATTTAGAATTTGTGTTTGGCGTAGGCGGCGAAGATAAAAAGAATTCCAGTTCGTGGATTCTCGAAGACTGGAAAAAGCCCAAGACAGATCGAGCTTGGGGATACTATCGTGTGTTACACGAAGTTGGCGCCAACACCAAACTAAAAGAACTTACTGTTACTCCCAAAACTTGTTTGAGCATGCAACGGCATGACAAGCGAGCAGAGTTTTGGTTTGTGGCCGAAGGCGAAGCCACAGTATACACACTGGATTCCAGCACAGATAGAGATGTCAAAGACCACATGACCATACATGAGTCATGTTGGATCAATCGTAACGAATGGCACCAACTGTGTAACGAAACTGACCGTCCACTCAAACTGATTGAAATACAGTTTGGAGAAGATTGTGTGGAAGAGGACATTGAACGCAAATGAAACCAATTCCAATTTTTGTAGGGTATGACCCACGAGAAGCAATTGCATACCATACCTGTGTAAATTCAATCATTCGCAACAGCAGTCAACCAGTGGCCATTGTGCCAGTGGCATTGAACTTGTTTCGAGACTATAGCGAAACACACACAGACGGCAGCAATCATTTTATCTACACACGATTCCTTGTGCCACATCTCATGCAATACGAAGGCTGGGCAATATTCATTGACGGCGACATGATTGTACGCGGAGATATTGCGGAACTTTGGAACCTACGAGAATATGACAAAGATGTTATGGTAGTCAAGCACGATTACAAAACACGTATGACTGAAAAATATCTTGGCGCAAAGAACGAAGACTATCCACGCAAGAACTGGTCAAGTGTGATACTGTGGAATTGTAACAGTCATCCCAATAGAAAACTCACATCTGAATTTGTGCAAAAAGCCACAGGTGCTGAACTACATCGCTTCTCGTGGCTAGAAGACAAACGCATAGGCGAACTACCGCCAGAATGGAATTGGTTGCCTGATGAATACGGGCCAAACCCCGACGCCAAGCTCTTACACTATACCTTGGGCACTCCATGCTTTCACGAGTTTGCTGATACGCCACAAGGCAACGAGTGGCATCGGGAACGCATGCTCACTGATTATTGTCAACAAAGGTTGCCGGAATGACAGACTGGGAACTCGAAGACGAAACAACATATATTACACCCACGCCTCCTGCACCACCTGCGCCACCTGATCCACATGTGTTGGACCAAACAGTTCCAGAAATTCAACAACTGTTTAAAAACATATTGAAATACCGTGTGGATCCCGAAGGTGCGTACTACGGCATTACGTTGGAAAAGTTACAAGAACAATTGGCTGCTGTGCCTGTCAATCAAGTTGTGGCACTAGACAGTGAATACAGATACGAAAGAAAAGGGCATATGTACGATCCATTACTGCAAAGTTTTGTTCAAGGCGCAGGCGGACAAATTTCAACTTGGGAAAAACAACAAGATACCATGGCTCCGGCTGTGATACGTGGTATCACCAAACGCAAACAAATGGATGGATGTCGTGCCGCCGGCAGAGATTTTTATTACATGGATACAGGGTACTTTGGCAACGGCAAACGCAAACTGTATCACAGAATTACCAAAAACGATGTGCAAAATTTTGGTCCTATGATAGAGAGGCCCGGTGATAGATTTGCTCGCACTAAAGTTCAATTGACAAAATTTAAACCTGGAACCAATATCTTGTTGGCACCGCCTAGTCAAAAACTTTTAAACTTGTACGACATCAACCTTGAAGAATGGTTGGAAAAAACACAAGATGAAATAAAAAAATATACTGATCGTCCTGTAGTGACTCGACTCAAAGCAACACGAGCAGCTAGACTCAGTGACAACACTATGGAAATGGCTCTGGCACAAGATGTGCATTGCTTAGTCACATTCTCTAGCATTGCAGCCGGCGAAGCATTGTTGCTGGGTAAGCCTGCTATCACATTAGGACCAAATGCCGCGGCCGCATTGTGCAGCCAATCACTTAGTGAAATTGAAACGCCAAAGATTCCCACGCTAGATGAAGTTCTTTACTGGGCAAGGCACATGGCCTACTGTCAGTTTACCGAAGTAGAAATGCGTGACGGCACTGCCTGGCGGATTCTAAATGACCATTGATGCAGTAGTCTACGTTAGCTCTGTTGCTAACTATCGAAAACATTCTAGAAAAATTGAATGTTTAGAAAGTTTTGCTGCCGGAGTCAAACACTGTGGAGGTAGCGTGGTAATAGAGTATGACTACAACTATGTTCCAGGCAGGCTAGCAGTAATGTTGGGCTGGGCCACAACCAACACAGGTGGTAGAAATATTGCGTTAAGAAAACAAATCATTGCTGAACAACAACGCCGTAAATTTCACACCATGTGCATTGATGCCAGTTGCTGGAAATATCTAGATGATTATGGCACCTACTTGCGTTATAGTGTTGGTGGTCCATTTTATGATCGAGCAGAATATGCCAACCACAATAGTAGCAATGACAAGTGGATGGAAATAAGCACAAGACTCAATATCAAATTACATGATGCGCCAGCAGTTCACCCAAATGGACATATATTGATATGCATGCAACGTGATGGCGGCTTTGCTATGAAAACGCTAGATCCCATACACTGGTTAGGCATCAAGATAAAACGCATTAGAGTACATTCTAGCAGACATATTTTAGTAAGGCCTCATCCAGGTGCATACAAGCTAGAAGACTTTGCTAAATTTCAGTCATTGCCGAACATAACCATAGTAGACCCAGCACAATCCAAATTGGTAGATAATTTGCAAAATGCACATGCCGCAGTATTTTTCAACAGTTCAGCCAGCGTGGCCGCGGTCATGGCCAATGTGCCAATTTTTGCTGATGATGAGAGTTGTGTGAGTTGGGCAGTGGCCAACAAAAACTTAGATAACATTGAGTCACCTCAGTCGTTTGATAGATCACAATGGATCAATGATCTAGCAGCCGCACACTGGTCAGACGCAGATGGTCGTGCTGGGCTAATCTGGCAGAAGTTTTTGCCTTATCTTACTAAGACAAATTGATAAATTCTTCTATTGGTCGCACAATAGAATCTATCATGCTTTGTTGAATTACTGATCTGTTGTAAAACAACTTGTGGTTGTGTTGTAATTTTTGCTGGGTCAACTGGCTATACGGTATTTTTTCAAAGTTTTTGATGTTACGCAAAATAATGTCTAATTTTACTTCAAGCACAGTTTCTTCGTCGTAACTTTCATCAAACAAATTTTCAAATGTCTCAAATCCTTGGGACCGTGCATATTTTAAAATGCCTGCTGCACCAATGACCATGAAAGGATGTTGATATGCTATAGGCTTGTATATTTTTTCAGTCAGCATGGGCACTATTTTTTCTTGCCAACTAGTCACTGATTCAATTACTACACTAAAACAAGTGTCATCATACCACATGGGATTTTGATGTCTAGTATCCCATCGTTTGGCACCAGGTACAGATTCTGACTCCCCGGGCAAGGCCTTGTTACGTCGTATATAACTCCAATATGAATCTTCAAGTTGAGATTCTAAAAATTCTACCACTTGATCACGAATTTTATTTTTTCTGCCAATGGGCATGAGAAACTTACGGGAATAATTTCTATTCGGAACATAGCTATCTCGTCCTTTGATTATGTTGTCAAGGCTTTCATTATACCACATAAAATTGGGTACAAATATAACATTTGACACAGGCTCGTCAGAATAACTTCCGTACATGATCACATGCCCAGGTTCAAGCAAATAGTAAACTTGATCCCAGTCTGCCATCATGCCTTCTCTACATAAATCAACAATTACTTTACAGTCACTAAATTGTTCTCTTACAACAGGATCACGATATAACTGTGCCATTATTAAAAAAATATCAGTTGGATCGTAAGTTTTAGTTGCATCAAAATCTTCAAACTCAATGTAGTCTTTGAGCATGTCTACAAGATGGGGAGTAGAAGAAAACGACAAAGTTCGAAACGAGTCAATTTCACTTTTTGGTCCTTGACGGCCTACCACTATTAACTTAATCAATCTGCAATCTCCACTATCACATCATAGTTATGGCCTGTGACCCAGTCCCACTTATCGGACTTGTCAAACACGCTAATTTCTTCCCAGACAATCCTAACTCCCATAACTGTCTCTAGTTTTTCGCGCCACCATTCAGGTGATTCTACAATCAAATGTGCATTACGTCCGTCGGGTAACTTCTTTTTGGCCGGATAGCAGGCAATTCTAAAAAATCCACAGCGACCCATTTTACTGCTGATCATGCGCAATGTTTCGTCTAAGTAAGCAGGTTCAACATGCTCCAAAGCGTCAGTGCTGACAACAGCGTCAAATGTTTTTTTGGGCAATTTTGCAAATTCAGGATTGCCAGGATCATATCCTTCAGATACAATTTCCGGGTTCAGTTCTTTAATGCCTGCAATTAAAGCACCCTTGCCACATCCAAAATCCATTACACTACTGGGTTGATAGTCTTTAAGAAATTGCTCTACAATTCTGTAGGCTTTGTGACCGTTTCTAAATTTGCCTTTGGCATGCATGCGGTTCAGTTGTTTTTGATAGTCAGGATTGATTATGGTCATTTGTAATTTACCTCTACGTATGTTGTTTTTGGAACTCTGTGCCTTGTTATTACGGATTCTAAGTAATAGGGGTTCATAACAACTTTATTTCCACACTAGCTCGTTTCTTGCCACCTGCGTTACTCACAACATTCACAACTTCAAATCCATCTACACCAATGTAGTTTGTGGCTGTGCCCTTGCATCTAATGTCTAAAATTATTCTAGTGTTTTCATGTGAATGTTTTTTCATCAAGTCTATGTAGGTTTTTACAGGATAGTGATGTCCGCAACTGAGCCATGATGTAATAACATCAAACTTAACATCGCCGGGTATATTGATATTGTTTGCATCTATTAGGCGGTAATTTTTTGTACCTAATTCTTGTAATTTCGAATTTAAAAAATCAAATGTGTGATAAAATTTTAATTGGTCGGAATCTGTATTCCAGTTACCATAACTGGCAGTTTCAGATTTGGTAGCATTAGTACTAGCATCTCCATCCAGTAACCAAAGTTCAGTGCCATACTTTTCATTGAACCATCTTGACTCCCAAGCAAAACCACAACCGATGTCTAGCAATCGACCCACAGGCTGATTTAGGTATGCATCGACAGTTTCAAAATTTGCTCGTCGTTTAGCTTGATACTTTTCGGTAGTCCATTTGCGATCCCATTGCACAGAGTCGTTGGCACTCTTATCTGGATCATCGACCATGTTTACATCCATCCCATGATCCAGTCATCTCTAATTTGATCTAGTTTGATCATACCCCATGATTCCAGCAGTGCTATGGCAGCAAATTGTCCATAGTCTTTGCTGTAGGCATCATGTGGCTTTTGTTCTATCACCATGATAGGCCTACAACGTTTCACAGTTTGTTCTGCACCTTGCAACACACGATATTCATAGCCTTCGCAGTCTATCTTTATATAGTCTACATCTTCCATGTTTAAGTTATCAAGTTTTACCACTTGCACATCGCCGGTGCCCAGGGTATCAGGATCCAAGTGACTGTGCCCACTATTGCCTTCTGTGATGATCATGGTGGCTTGAGTGTCGTGGTCGCCTAGTGCCAGTGGACTAATAAAAAAGTTAGGGCCACTCACATTCTTTTCCAAACACTCTCTAAACACAGCCACAGGTTCAAACGCAACAACCTTGGCAAAATTATCTACCAAGTCTCGACTCCATAAGCCCACATTGGCACCAATGTCCAGTGCAGTTCTGCGTTTGGAACACAGACCAATACTGCGGTTGCGCACAGCAATTTGGTATTCAGGCGGAAGTCCCTTGTCAACGCTTTTTTTCAGCATTTTGGGAAAGTGTGTTTCAAAGTCGGGAAAGTGCCAACCATAATGTTCATGCATCATATGTCTCCTGTAATATTTTTTGTGCAGTACCATCCAGCAGTTCTGAATTGTGAAACTGCCCATAAGCCAAGTGGCATGCCCACGCATAGATTTGATCTTGCTCGGGGTACCACGGATTGTGAATTTTAGATAGATCAGTATTGGCCACTGGAATAGCAGCGTTTGATGGTGCCAATGCAAATGCTGGCACACCAGCCAGCACACTTTCTGTGGCTGCAATTGAATTATACGTAACCACAGCATGCACATCAGTTAGTGCTGATTGCAAGTCACTGGCCACTCGTGCCTGGCGATTGGGATTGCGTTCACGTATCACAATCTCTCGGTCAGTGTGCTGCTTGATTGTGGCAACTGTTTGTTCAATCCATTCTGAGAGATTGATATTGTAAAACACACAAGGTTTTTCGTCCGGCACTGCCAGCAGTATTTTGCTGCCATATCGACGTACAGGCATGGCAATACCGTGACGTTGCCAACGATCAGCAGGCCGCGGCACCACCTCACCGTGCTGCAAGTTGTTGGCCACTAGCCTATGCCATTGCTTCCATCCATGTGGATTTTGAAGGTTGGGCCTATTGCCAACATATCCTGAATCCATGTACCAAAACGGTCTCTTGTGTTCCCAGCACTGTTTGATAATCTTGTGTTTCATGATGCCACGGATCACCAGCGGAGCATCACTATCTTCGTAACGCCATGTTTCTAATTCTGTTGGCACAACACCAGATCCTCGAGCAAACATTTCTATGTACTCGTCAGAGTTTTTTTTGTTGAGAAATATCCAGTTCATTGCCAGTATGCCTCTGTTCGTTGGACCTTTAGGTCTGTGGCCGGACTGCGACCTGTGATTTTACGTTTGCCTTTGAGATGATCCAAATATGCACCCCAGTCTGAGTTGATCAAGGGATGGCCTTCGCCTGTGATCAAATGACTTGACCAATCTAGCTCCGCTAGAGGATGATGTTTTCTTACTGCATCAAACACAAACGAATCATGCCATTCGGCTAGAGTAAAAATACCTTGTTCGGCTTGATCATAATATCTTTGAAATTGTGCTAGAAAATCTCTTGTGCGCTGGCTACGAAGATTCATAGCGTACAGTCCACATTCGCTGAACTTGCCACGCCGCCCTAAAAAACAAAGATCCATGGTATCTGGACACAGTCTTGCTAAATCAATTTGAGTGATAGGACTATGGCACACAGTGTCTGCGTCCATCCAAATCAGCCAATCAGTTTGTGCATTTTTTGCACAATGGAAAATACTGTAGACCTTGTGGGCAAATCTCACAGCGTCCCATTTGAATCCTTTGCCGGCATCCTTGCGTTGCGATCTAATTGGATCAGCACTGACATCACCTGTGGCTCGGGGCACACCCGCCCACTGTTGTTTGAATGCTGTGAGTTCGGTGACTACAGCAATATCACGCACTAGAAGATTGGGTGCTGTTTCAGTCACGTCACATCCTTCTGCATACACTACCAGATCAACTGGCCAGTTTTGCAAAAACGTTTGAATCATGCGTTGGCCGTACTTTGCATAACCATCCGCGTTGAAAGTGGTAATTACAGTGTGTTTCATCTCACGTACTTATGATCAATAACATAGCCTATTTTCCTTCTCAATGTGCTCAAAACAGCAGACCTGTAATGTCAGCTGTGTTGGATTACTTGCAGGCACGCGGTATACAAACACAAGAAAATTCAATGGAATCTGATGCGGCTGTAATTTGGTCGGTACTGTGGGCAGGGAGAATGGCACCTAATCGAGCAGTATACGATCACTATAGATCACAAAACAAACCAGTAATTGTTTTGGAAATTGGTGCGCTGTATCGTGGGCAGACTTGGAAGGTAGCAGTAAACAATATCACAAGAGATGGATACTACGGACACGAAGAAAATTTAGACTGGGATCGACCATGCACACTGAATGTCAGCCAGGCCATAACTTTTAACTCCAGTCCCAATGTAGTTATTGCTGCTCAACATGCTCGCAGTTTACAAGTTGCTGGTATGGATATGACACAATGGGTATTGGATCAAATTAAGTTGGTAAGACAGCACACTGATCGGCCCATCAGTATACGCCCGCATCCACGCAATCGACTGAACTTGAGTCAGTTACCACCTGATGTCACAGTGGAACAACCTCGACCGGTTGCTGGCACCTACGACAGCTTTGACATGCGGTTTAACTATCATGCAGTGGTCAACCACAATTCGGGACCTGGTGTGCAGGCCGCTATTGCAGGTTGCAGGCCCATTGTGCATGAGAGCAGTTTGGCAGCACCTGTGGGCATGAGCCTGGCCAACATAGAAAAGTCTTACGATATCAATCGAGATCGGTGGCTGGTAGAGATCTGCCACACTGAATATACCCTAACTGAAATACGCACAGGAATATGGCTAAAAAGAATTGCTCCTGCATTAGAAAGCTCAACATGAACTGGCTTGAACATTATCGTAAAACTTACTATCCTCTTTTGAATATCAATGCTGATAGCCACGGGCAATTGGCGCATGGATTATACAATCGTGCAATCGGATTTGACATCATGTGGAGATTGTTGCTAAATCAAAAATCCAAAAACTTTAATATCATTGAAACTGGCACGCTACGAACTGCTAACAATTGGTCTGATGGACAAAGCGCGGCATTGTTCACACGTTTTGTTGAATACCACGGAGGAAACGTATGTAGTGTAGATATAGATCCTGCAGCCTGTGAAGTAGCAAAAGATTTTGTCAATAGCACACAATTTGAAGTATCGTGCGGTGATAGTGTTGCATGGTTAAAACAGCAAACAGATTTGGATCAAGTTGATTTATTTTATTTAGACAGTTATGATGTAGATTGGCATGATGATACGGCCAGTGCCGACCATCACCTTAAAGAATTTTTAGAGATTGAACCAGTTTTACGACCAGGCACTGTGGTTGCAATCGATGACAACAGTCGTTGGTGCCACAGTTATCAACGCACAGGCAAAGGTCGCGCAGTATTAGAATATCTTGCGAGCAAAAATCATTTGCCAATCTACGATGAGTACCAAATTGTTTGGCAGTTTTAAATGTCTAAAAAGAATCAAACCCGCACTGACCAAATGATTGACTGCGCCTGCGTTATTCACGGAACTGGTTATGACTGGATATATGTTGAACGGCTGTACAACATGTTGAATCGACATCTAAGTGGTGGCTGCAGAATGCACGTTTACACAGAACATGATCGATCAGTACCACCGCATATGATCAAACATTGTTTGGAAGATTGGCCAGGTATAGGCGGTCCTAAAAAATCCTGGTGGTACAAAATGCAGTTGTTTAATCCTGAACATTACTCAGGAGATTTGTTGTATTTTGACTTGGATGTTGTGATCAACGGAGACATAACGTGGATCACACATCTTGACACAGAAAAGTTTTGGTGCATTAAAGATTTCAGATACTTGCAAAAAGAAACATTTTCTGGAATCAACAGCAGTATCATGTGGTGGAATGTAGAGCGTTATCAACATGTATGGGAAAAATTTAAATCTGAAGACGTGACCAAAGTTGTACGGCAGTATCACGGAGACCAGGACTATCTCAATGCCACAATTGACTACAACAATCGCAGATACTTTGACGTCAATCGAATCAAAAGTTATCGCTGGCAAATTGCCGATGGTGGGTTCGACTTTCCCATACGTGTGCCTCGCTCGCCGGGAGCAGGTGCTGTGATTGACTCTGATACCTGCGTGATGGTGTTTCACGGCCAGCCCAAACCGCACGAAGTACGCGACCCCAAAATTGTACAACTTTGGGTTTAGTTTTGGTTGGTTGACCAATAATTTCCATTCTGCTATAATTAACACTTAAACAGCAAACAGGAGTCTGGCATGGGTTACAAGGTTATTGAAGTCGACAACATGCGCGACAAATACAGTGCTCGTGCTGGACTGGAAGGCCCGTTCAACTTCTCAGGCAGAGTGTTGTATTATTGCAACAAAGAGGGCGCCTACTATGACCCCCGTACTGACTTCTATGTGGATCAGAGCGAAATGGATGCGCTCAATCAACAATTTTACGAAATCTTAAAAAGGTAATACTTTTGTTATACTTTGCTTATGGTATGAACACCAACTCGCAAGGCATGTCTCAGCGATGCCCGGCCGCGGTAAGTCACGGTCGTGCTGTTTTGCTAGACCATGTGTTTCGGTTTGCAGGTCCTGCGGATGTTGTAAAGTGCCCTGATAGCTATGTTGATGGCGTGCTATGGACCATCACACCCAAGTGTCTTGACGCACTGGACCTCCTTGAAGGATTTCCGCACTACTACAATCGTCGTACTAAAAAAGTACTACATCAAGGTCGTGTTGTAAACGCCATGACTTACTTTATGCAACCTGGGCACTTAGACAGCCTGCCCTCAGATGGGTACTTTGACATGGTGCTAGAGGGCTACAAGGAGCATGGTGTGCCCACAGAACAGCTACACAATTCTGTGTACTTTAGTACTAATAACCCTCCAAACTGGCGGGGCTTGACCAATAATTCCCGATCTGCTACAATAGTGGCATACAAAGAAAGGTAGATATGAATATTCGTGTTAGAGCCGCAGTAAAAACCCTGGGAATTTTAGGATACATGGCCATAATGGTAGTGGCAATTCAGGTAGTGCTAAAGTATGCACCTGTGGAACTGCTTCAGTACACCGTGGCCACACTGGCTATTGGGGGTCTGGTATATTTGATGTATACTATAGTATTAGGTCGATTGCAGTCGCAAGAAATTTTAGATAAAATGAATTCCAAAGGTTGACCATTAAATCCCGATCTGCTATAATACACACATAGACAGCAAAAAGGAGCCCAAATGCAAATAGCCACAGCAATCAAACACCTACAAAAAGAAGCAGAATTCCTAGGCATGCCCTTGTTGGAAACTCTGCAAGACATCAAACAACACGGTCGCATGCTATACAGCGAAAGCACAATGGAAGCATTTGTTGTTTTTATGCAACAAGGCCAAGCATTGTTTGCGCCGGTTGACGAATAAATGCCAATTTGCTATAATACACACATAGACAGCAAAGTTCAACAGCACACTAAGGAGCCAACCATGAGTGCAATTCGTATCGTTCGCGGCGTTTACCGCAACAAAACTGTTCAAAACCAAGTGTTCACTCTAGTGAGTGGATTCCAAACTGGTGCCAAAGGTGGCTATGTCACCGTGCAAAATGATGGTACCTTTCCCAACTGCCCTGCTGCCATTCGCGTCAAGGTAGAAAACATTTCAGACATTGAGTATACTTCAGGAGAAACCGTGCAAGAAAACACTGTAAAATTCAAGCCCACTGTGGTGGCAGAGACAGACGAACAGGCCATGGATCGTATCCGTGAGCGTTTTGACATCCTGCATGAGATGACCAAGGCCTGTGTGAGCGGCGACATCCGTGCTATGATTGTGAGTGGCCCCCCGGGCGTGGGCAAGAGCTACGGCGTTGAGCAAGAAATTGACAAGGCCTGTTTGTTCGACAAACTGGCCAGCAAACGCCTTAAGGCCGAGGTTGTCAAAGGCTCAGCCAGTCCCATTGGCCTGTACCAAACCCTGTACAAGTATTCAGATCCTAATTGTGTGTTGGTGTTTGATGACTGTGACAGCATCTTGTTAGATGACGTTGCTCTTAACCTGCTCAAGGGTGCCTTGGACTCAGGCAAGAAGCGTAAGATTTCCTGGTTGTCTGACAGTCGCATTCTGCGAAGCGAAGGCATTCCGGACAGTTTTGAGTTCAAGGGTTCGGTAATTTTTATTACCAACTTGAAGTTTGACACCATGCGTTCGCAAAAATTGCGGGACCACTTGGATGCACTGCAAAGCCGATGCCACTACTTGGACTTGACCCTGGACACCATGCGTGACAAGGTCCTGCGTATCAAGCAGATTGCCAAGGACGGTGTGTTGTTTGCAGACTACGACTTTGACGAGTGTGTGCAAGACGAGATTATCGCCTTCATGGACGAGAATAAAAATCGTCTGCGTGAGATGAGTTTGCGTATGGCTCTCAAGATTGCAGACTTGCGCAAGATGTCAGTGTTGAACTGGAAGCGCCTGGCAGAGACCACTGTTATGAAACCAGCAGGAGCCTAACATGTATGAAATATGGGATGGCGACCTGTACCTGTACTCGGTGGACACCGAGTACGAAGCAGATGAACAGCGCGAAGCAGGCTTTACTGTGAAGTGCCTGGAATACTACGGAGCGTGACATGGAAAAATTTGCAGTTTTTGTTGGTGCAGTTGTGATTGGTATTGTAGGAATTCTGTTACTGAGTTTCTTACTGAGCTGGCCAGTGTACATGCTGTGGAATGGTTGTTTGGTTGATGCAGTGCCTTCTGTGAAAGAAGTCACTTGGTTGCAAGCCTGGGGTATCACTATCCTGTGTGGCTTCTTGTTTAAGACCACAGTCAACTCAAAAGATTAACCCTCCAAGGTTAACCCGGGCATTGGTTGGCTCCGGCCCGGGCTTTGTGGCAGGTACCCCTAAAAAGGTACCTGTCTTTTTGACTTCTTGCGGCGGTAAGTATATACTGTTACAATGCCGCAACACCTGCTGATACATCTGAGCCAAGGCTTGACATTACAATTTAAAATACGAGCAACCCCTCTTGCTGAGTTATGGGTTGAGCGTATGCAAGCCCGCGGCAGTTATCCATTAGATCATCCAGATAGATTTTACGGCTTTGGCTCTCAATTGGAAGAGCGCATTCGTGCCGAAATTATGATCCAACAATGTATCACAACAATCAACCAACATGAAGCCATTATTGAACGTGGGTTTGATTGGAGCCAAAACAGTCTCAATTACTTGCACAACATTTTTGAACGCTACCATGGACTGCTAGATCAACAGACATCAGAATACTGGCAACAGGCACCAGTTGCTGTGAGACAGGCACTGTCAGAATTGAACCTGGCAGTGCATAGATGTGAGACTGTGCTTGAAGGTGTGAAGCCAAGATTTGTTTGCACTTGGTTTGGTATGCCCAAAACAAAGAAACTTGATCCTGATCAGTTGGCGCAATGGGGTGAACCGCAAATACAATTTGGAACTGTGTATCTCAATTATTGTGAAATTGGAAAAACAGTTGAGGACCTAGCACACGACAATGATGAGTACATAGGTGAGGATGCATTCCGACCGTTTGGTCACTACAGTGCCGATTTTCATGTGGCATTTTTCAATCAGGATTTAAGCTTCAAAGAGCCAGGCATGCAACAGTACATTGATCAACACCAAGATTTTTTTCTTGCCCATGGCATCACAAGTGTGTATAATGCAATAGCACAACCCTTACGTTTTCCCGTGGCAGATTTGCAGTATGCCGGACAACCACAACAACTCATACAAGAAATAGCACGCCAACAAAGGGTGCTCAAAGTTACTATACAATGAAACAATGCACCATACAAATTCGAGATGAAGTAAACATCAAGCTAGAGGGCATCGACTTGGATGTGCGCAAGGCCTTGGTCAATGCATTCAAGTACGATGTACCTTACGCAAGATATCTACCAGCAGTAAGACTGGGTCGTTGGGATGGCAAAGTCAGCTACTTCCAATTGGGCGGTAGCACATACACCAATCTCTTGCCAGAAATCATGCCCATCCTGGAACGCTACAACTACGATATTGAGCTTGATGATCAAAGAGAATACTCTACCACATTTGAGTTTGCTCAAGTTACAGAACAAACATTTGCACACAAGACTTGGCCCAAAGGACATCCTGCAGAAGGGCAACCTATCCTGTTGCGTGACTACCAAGTGGAGATTGTGAACAACTTTTTGACCAATCCACAATGCATACAAGAAGTGGCCACAGGTGCAGGCAAAACAATCATGACAGCAGCCTTGAGTGCCAGTATAGAGCCATATGGACGGTCAATTGTGATTGTGCCTAACAAGAGTCTAGTCACACAAACTGAAAAGGACTACCTCAATCTTGGCCTGGACGTGGGCGTTTACTTTGGCGACAGAAAAGAACACGGTTGCACACATACAATCTGCACTTGGCAGAGTTTGAATGTGTTGTTAAAGAATACCAAAGCAGGCATAGGCAATGTGACCATACAGGACTTTATTGAAGATGTGGTATGTGTGATGGTAGACGAAGTACACATGGCCAAAGCAGATGCACTCAAAACTCTGCTGACCAGCGTGATGGCTAGAGTGCCAATTCGTTGGGGATTGACCGGTACTGTGCCCAAAGAGAAGTTTGAAAGCCAAGCTCTGCTAGTAAGCCTAGGTCCAGTGATCAGCAAGTTAAGTGCCAACGAACTACAACAGCAAGGGGTGCTGGCGCAGTGCCATGTGAACATTGTGCAGTTACAGGACCATGTGGAATACTCAAACTACCAAAGCGAGCTTAAATACTTGTTGGAAGAGTCCGGCAGACTGGATGCCATGAGTGAACTCATACGCCATGTAAATGAAACAGGCAACACTCTGGTACTGGTTGATCGCACCGAATGTGGTCGACAGTTGGTAGAGAGACTGGGCGAGCGAGCAGTATTTGTGTCAGGCGCAACCAAAGCAAAAGATAGACAAGATGAATATGATGAAGTTGCAGACAGCACTGATAAGATTATTGTGGCTACCTATGGTGTTGCCGCTGTGGGTATTAATATCCCTAGGATTTTTAATTTGGTTCTTGTGGAACCCGGGAAAAGTTTTGTCCGCGTTATCCAAAGCATTGGACGCGGGATAAGAAAAGCAGAAGACAAAGAGCATGTTCAAATCTGGGACATAACTTCGACTTGTAAATTTGCCAAGCGCCATTTGACCAAGCGCAAACAATTCTACAAAGAAGCCAACT